TAAGATACCTTCTTTTTGTATCTTTTTTCTAAGAACTCTAATCGCCTGCTCTACATTATTTTTTCTAACAAATACTTTCACCAATAAAATCACCTCCTCTCAATATACAAAAAGGGAGAGGGACACTACCCCCTCTCCCAAGGACTACACTATGAACGATACGTTTAGATAATGTCACCATTATCTGCCTCAGTATCTTCGGCATTCTCAGTCAATTCACTTGAATTCTGACTAGCAATTATATCTTCAGCACTAGCACCTGAATCCACTTTAGTATATAAATCAACAAAAGAATTCTTTGTATCATCATCAAATCTGTTTGTACATAACTCAATAGACTTTAATCTATTGTTGAAGATGATATATGCTTGAACAATGTGAACTAATCTTCTGGTGGAAATTATTTCGTCTATACCACCTTCGAAGTAAGTTTTTCTAATCACGTCTGCCCACACACATAATTTCTTAGCAAACTCATCATCAGACTTACCAGCATTGTTTAGAATGTTAGAAAGTATCTTTTGCTCAATAGCAACTGAAGGATATTTTTGCTCGAAAGTAATTGGGAATCTTTCAAGGAACGCCTCATTAAGAACGTTAGTACCAATGAACTTACCATCATCAGAACCTTGACCTTTTGTGTTAGCAGTAGCAAACACTTGAAACCCAGGTTTAGGAGAAACGAACTTGTTAATCTTTTTAACAAAGACACCGTTACCCTCTAGAATAGGTTGTAAACACATAATCTTATTAGATGCTAAATCGATTTCGTCAAGAAGTAAAACTGCACCTCTCTCCATCGCCTCGATAACTGGACCGTTCTGCCAAACAGTATCACCATCTTTTAATCTGTAACCACCGAGCAAATCATCTTCGTCAGTTTCGATTGTGATATTAACTCTAACTAATTCTCTATTAGTTTCAGCACACGCCTGGGTGATACCCATTGTTTTACCGTTACCAGAAAGACCTGTAATAAACACAGGATAAAATTGTCTAGACTTGACAATCGATTTTAAATCTGAATAGTTACCAAACGCAACGAATGTTGAATCTTTCTTAGGAACAATGTTACCAACAAGTGATGACACAATATATGCCGCCTCTTGTTTTACTTCAGATTGAACATTTTCTGAAACAGTTTCAGCAACTGTTTTTTCGACAACTTTTGTGTCTGATAAAATAGTTGGGTTGACTGCTAACTCACCATTCTCATCAGGGAGTTTAAACGTAGCATTGTCAACTTTGTAATTAGCATTTTTAGTAATCCACTGCGGAGCATACTTCATACCAAAATGATTAGCAACTTCGGTGAGTTCTTTTCTAGACAGAACACTTTTGCCGAACTTGTCTTTACAATGTTTAATAAAGTCAATTTGTGATTTTTTCATAGTGTATCCTTTCAATATTATTAACGAATCAGTATACTATTATAATAGCATATTGGGTGAAAAAGTCAAGTATTAAATTCATTATGCTACCTTCTCAATGAATTTATTTAAAACAATTCTTGACTGTAATTTGCTCTTTAAACCACCAGCAAATAATCTCTTTATCTGACCTGGTTTCATATCCTCTTTAATATCATCAATTTTATTAGTAGATTGAATTGATAACTTTTTGTTATTTAAGATATAAAACTCATCATACCCACCAGTCTTATCAGCAACGAAGTGACCTTTAGATAATAACTTTTTATTGTCATCAATTTTATTATCATCAGAGTACATACTAATACCATCTCTAACATTCTTAACAATGTGAAAACCAACGGCAGTTAAATTGTATTTACTCTTTAACATTTTTATTAATAAAGCAGTGTAATCTCTTGACTCATAGTTTCTGTAATAATAACCATAGTTATGAGTAACTTCTTTTTTGTAAGTATAAGTTTTGTTTTTATCTTTAATTACAGGAACGAGAATGTCGCCGTGTCTGTAACCTTGCTGGTGTATATTAGGTCTGTCAACTATTGTGTTGCTAACTCTATTTGCGTGACCATCAGTTAAGGTAATTAATGATAACTTTTCAATTGAATATTTGTTTTTGAATAATGGTATTAACTTATCTAAAGCAACTAATGCCTCATTCAAAGGTGTAGATGAAAGTAAATAGTTTTTAGGAACATCTATCATCTGACCATTATAATCATTACTGTCATCTTCGTAGTAGTGTCTACCACTTCTATGATAGAATTTGTAGTAATTTCTGTTTAACCATAAAGCAATCATACTATCATCTAATTCTCTTGACTTTAACTTGTGAGATGCAATATTGATTAATCTTAAATTAGATGCCATCTCTAAGTTACCAGACTTGTAAGTAAAAGGTGACTCAATTTGATGAGTATCATATCTGCTACCACCAAACTCTGTAAAAGCATAAACTTCAAATGGTATATTAATCTTTTTAGCAAAGTAAATTAAGTTAACTAACTGGTCGATTGTTGAGTCCATACAATCTAACATAGAACCTGACCAGTCAATTAAGAAAATAAAACCGTGATTTTTTTCGTCAGGCATAATAGTTAATCTTTTGAAAATGTCATCTGAAAATTTGTAGTTCTTTAACTTCAATGAGTCAATAACACCAGTCTTATCGGTACTTGCTCTTTTGTAAGCAGTGGCAGACTTTTTCATTTCAAATTCTTTAACTAAATAATTAACAGTTTTAAGATTATCATTTTTGAATTTTTTGAAATCTTTCTTTAACCAATCATAATATCTTTGATATGATTCTGGTGAATATGATTTAGAAACCATTTTTTTAATATGGTCAAAATGGTCTTTTCTAAATTGACTGTTAGAAATAATAGCATTATTTAAATTAGTATCAGGAAGTGAAAAGTATTTTAAAAACTGTTTACCATTGTAAGTAACTTTATCTGTATTATCTTCAGCATTTTGAACAGTCTGTGGCATAACTTTGTTAACAACTTTACCACCTTCGTCACCTACTGCACTTTGCTCTTCACCGTTATCATTTGACTCAGTATTTTCTTCTGATTGCTGAATGTCAGCATTGTCATCTGAATTATCATCACTATCGTCAGTATCTTTAACATCATAGTCGTCATAACTTGACTCACTTTCGTTTGTATTATTTGAATTATCTTGAGTATCATCATCACTGTCAATATTATCTTGACTGTGGTCATCTGATGTTGACTCTTGTTTTGCCATTTCTTGCTCAAGTAATTTTCTAGCAAGAACTTTTACATCATCTAAACTTTTAAGATTATCAATCTCATCTAAAACCCACTCAGCATCAGCAAAACTAATATCAGCAGTTTTAGAAGATTTGTAGTAAAGGTTAATTCTATCAATAAGATTTAAAGTGTTAAGGTCTTTACCATTAACACCAAAAAAGTCAATTCTAATTAATTCTTTGTAACCATTGATATAGTTCTTAACTATACCAGGATATTTCTTTTGTATCATTCTGTCAATTCTGCAATCTTCAAGAACATTACAATATGACTTAAATTCGTCAGACTCTTCAGTAATAGATTTCCAGTCATCAAGACCTGTCCATAATGCGTGTGAACATTCGTGAGCAATCAACATATCAATAACATCTTTATTTTCGTGTTTGAAAATAGGAATGGTCAACACTCTGTTTTTAACATCAAAACTAGCGGTTCTAACTTTGTTTTGCTGAACCTCGATATTTTCAGTAGCAAGAAGTTTTGCTAGAGTTGATTTTTTATCTATTAGTGTTAGTGTCATATTTAGTCCTTTCGAATCAGTATACTATTATAATAGCACATTGGGTGAAAATGTCAAGTTATTTATTTTTATTCTCATCTTCACCAACTAAGTCAGTAAATCTAATATCTTGCAATCTAACTGAATTATCTAATACACCATCAGTATATTCTTTAATATTTTTTGCACTAGAATTTGCAATATCGTATGCTAAATCCCAAACTCTTTGGGCGGCATCATTGTGATAATAACCACTTTCTGTCGCAAAATGCATTGAAGATGAAACCATATAAGAACCATCTATCTTATATTTGTTTTTAAATAAATGAACTAAATCTTCTAAAAAGTATGTATCAAGATGTGTCAATTTATCATTTTCTTTTGTCGTTACATAGAAACTGTAATTGATACCTTGACCCCATTTATTTGTTTTTCTTTCTTTTTCACTTTGGTCTTCCCATTGATTAGAAACTCCAACGAAATCGATAGTTTGTTTAGTGTTTGACATAGTGTCTCCTTTTTTTATTGTTTTCGAATCACTCATACTATTATAATAGCACATTGGGTTAAAAAGTCAACATATTTCTATGCTACTAACTTCTTCATTTGTTTAATCTTATATGGTGCAATATGGTCAATAATAATTTTCGTATGAACAGTAGACAAATCATAATCATTTGCAAGTTCTTTTATTGACTTGCCGTATTGATATTCTGCCCAAATCATCAAATGCTTTAAGTGAATTTCAGGTGTTGATTGTCTAGTAACATTTAACTTCTTAAACATCTTTTCAAAATCAATTTTATTTTCAATTAAGTTCATATTTTTTCCTTTCGAATCATTATACTATTATAGTACCATAATGGGTAAAAAAGTCAACACTTTTCTTTATTTTTATAAATACTATAGAATGGACAACACTAATAAACGATACAGATTGTATCCTCTGAAGTCATGCGTCATAGCATGGGGACCTACAAAGTGGGTTCCAATCACTTACCCACATCCTTGGGACAATGATAAAACAATCAATTCATTTTATTTGGTGCATAGTCCTGAAACACCTAAACGTTTATTCTGGAAGGATTAATAGATGGAACCAGTAACTACTGCTTTAGCAGGAATCGCCCTAGTAAAGAAAAGTGTAGACTTTATTAAGGAAAATATACAAACTTGCCAAGATATAGGTCAAATTATAGGTCATGTTGAAAATGCTATGGTGGGTGAACAACAAATCATAAAGAAAAGAGATAAATCGGGTGCAGACCCATTTGCAACGGAGAATGTGGCACAGGAAATTATTGATGCCAAGATTGCAAGGGAGCATTTGAATGAATTGAAAAACCTAATTAACCTCCGGTTCGGACCAAACACCTGGCAAGAGATTCTTACAGAGAGAAAAAGACGAATTGATGAGGCGAAAGAGAGAAAAAAAAGAGCAATTGCTGAAAAAAATAGAAAAATGAAAGAAATTCAAGACATTTTTACATATTTTACCATTGGACTAGGTGTAGTCGTGATTATTTGTCTACTTGGTTACACCTTTTTTATTATTTTATAAGATTTGACCACTTTTCTAACTTATTTTTCTTATACTTTACTCTTTCATCAAGCATTTTTTGGTCAATTATGCCATATTCTTTGCATAATTGTATCATACAGTAAACATCACCAATTTCATCTTTGAGAGGTTGGTGATTTTCGTCATTTCTTCGCATTGATTTCGAGCATTCTTGAATTAATTCACCACATTCTTCCATAGTGATGACCATAAGTTGCAAAAATTGTGTTTTTAGCAGTTCGGTGTTCGATTTTGACATAATATAGACCTCATTATTTTACTTTACATTGAATATTTCTTGGACATTGATATCTCGGACCTGTTGTCATAATAATATCAGGTAAATTTTGCGGATGTTCGTATGTACACTTGTAGGACATATCTTTTTTACCTTTTTCATCTCTAAACCACTCTGATTTTTTGAGTCTGCACATAGTAAACATATCAGTTCTTGGTAATTTACCTTTATATTCTCTTCCATAACGTGCATACACAGAATCAGCACCTTCATTTAGACAAATCATAACGTCAGTTTTAAAATCCCGACACTCATCTACTTCAGAGGTCACTGAAATTGATAAAAACATTAGTAGTGTGACTAAAAGTGCATATTGTCCCATACACCTATTTATTTAAGCAGGTCTTCGTCAATCCATTCTGATTTTTCATTTATCATAATAGCAACAGATACCCACATATTGAAAATACCTATAGCACATACAACAAATGACGTTGAGATGCTCTCAAAACCCACACCTAAAAATACAAGTGCCATTCCAAATAAAAATATTGATTTTCCTAGCATAATAATTCCTTTCGAATCAGTTAAAATACAATTATGACATATTGCCTCTAAAATGTCAACTAAATAATCGTATGAAGGGCGAATTTATAATAAGAATGAATAAAGAGTTGATAACATATAATCAATTCGAAGATATTCCTGAAAAAATAGGTGCGGTGATAAAATTTTTACCAGATTATCCGCCCGAACCTCATACTGAAGAGGAACATCAATTGATTGCAACTTTTGTAGACAAATTAAAAGAATTAGCGAGTAGAGAATGCCAGCAGTTACGAGAGTAGGAGATTTAGATTTAATTCATTGTTCTGTACCAGCAAGAGCAGTTGGTTCACCAAATGTTTTTGTCAATAGCAGACCTGTAAGTAGAGAAACTGATATTAACACAGTACACGTCTTACCTGGTGCACCTTGTCCACCACACGTTGCACCTATAACGATAGGTTCGTTGACTGTTAAAGTTAATAGTTTAGGTTGTGGTAGAGTCGGAGATGCAATTACGGCGTGTACTCTGGTTGCTCAAGGTTCACCTAATGTTTTTGCAGGTGGTTAGTTAATAGTGTATAAATATTAGCACTATGACAAATTATGATGCTACAAATAAAAATCAGTCAACAAGATTAAATAAAAACTATAGAGATATAGATTTAAGTTTTGGTAGAAATACAGTTACTGGCGATATTAATGTATTAGATGATGCTGAGGCAGTAAAGAGAGCAGTTAGAAACATTATTCAAACTAATCACTTTGAAAGACCTTTTCATCCAGAACTTGGTAGTGATATTAGAAATTTACTTTTTGACCAAATGACAACTATGACCGCTATGGCACTAAAGAAAAAAATATTAGAGTGTATAAGTTTACACGAACCTAGAGCAAAAATAACAAATATAAGAATAGCACCAAATCCAGAAACAAACTCATATCTTTGTGAGATTGATTTTTTGGTAAAAGGTTTTACAACACCTCAAAAAGTTAGAACAAGTTTAGATAGGACGGCATAATGGCAAGCACAAAATTAGAGGTGTCAGAATTAGATTTTGATACCATAAAAAGAAATTTAAAAATTTTCTTATCACAACAAACAGAATTTTCTGATTACAATTTTGAGGGTTCTGGTCTATCAGTTTTACTTGACGTTCTTGCTTACAATACTCATTACCTGGCGTTTAATGCTAACGTTCTAGCAAACGAATTATATATTGACAGTGCAAGTGGTAGAAATAATGTAGTGTCACTTGCTAAAATGTTAAATTATAGACCTAAATCATCAACGGCATCTCAGGCAGTCATTGACATCACAGTTCAAAATGCAACAGGTTCGTCTATAACTATGGCAAAAGGCACAAGATTTAATTCATCTATCAATGGTAATTCATATTATTATGTTACAAATGAGGACATTACAATTCAACCTGTGGATGGTATCTATAAATTTTCAAATGTTACATTATACGAGGGCACATTAACAAATTTTAATTTTACTTATGCATCAACTGATGCAGATTTTAGATTCGTGTTACCTAGTCCTGATATTGATACTGGTACATTAAAAGTTAGTGTTCAAAATTCAGCATCAGACACAACAACAAACACTTATACATTATCAGAAAATTATCAAAATATTAATAGTGATAGTTTAGTTTATTTTTTACAAGAAACAGAAACTGGCGAATTTGAAATATATTTTGGAGATGGTATATTTGGTAAAGCACTAAGTAATGGCAATATAGTAAAATGTGAATACATTATATCTAATAGAGGATTAGGTAATGGTGCAACGACTTTTACTTTATCGTCAGGCAGTGTCGGTGGTTTTACAGATGTTTCAATCACGACTATTTCTAATTCACAAGGTGGTTCAAATGAAGAGGGTACAGAGTCTGTAAGATTTAATGCGCCATTATCATTC